GGTAGCTCCCTCTGACAAAAGCAGGAATGATGCCATTTTCTCGTTATTTCTGCATTTTCATAAACGTTGGTTTGGGAGAAGCGGCAAAACGGAATGTAGGTAACGGGCAAAACCAAATTCCGGATATGGCGGCGTTTGCCAGTTCACTTTCATCAACGGGTTTTCAAAAACTCCCTTCAGGTCTGATTATTCAGTGGGGTATTGTCAGTGGAGCATCAAACTATACGGTGACTTACCCGGTAACATTCCCAAATCGTTCACTTGCGCTGTTGGCTGTGCCACATACAACGTCGTTGGCTGGTATATCTGCAATGGGCATTGCGAACTGTTCTGATATCACCAAATCACAGTTCTATATAATTGTTGGCGGTATATCTCAGGGAGAAATTGTCAAATATGAAAGGTCCTGTTTTTGGGTAGCAATCGGTGTATAGGTATATCTATGATTTATTTCTCAAAATCGACTAATGGTTTTTTCTTTGATGGTATAAACAGCGACATGCCTGCTGACATTGTTGAGATAAGTACAGACTTATACAATGAATTAATTGCCGGACAGCAGGAAGGGGGTAAATTAATCACGTCAGATGAAAATGGTTTACCGGTACTGAAATCTCCGGCGATTGATTATGTCGCACGTGCTGAAAATCAGCGAATGCAGTTACTTGCTCATGCCGATAATGTCACAGCTGACTGGCGAGTGGAATTAATGCTTGGTGATATCAGCAGTACAGATAAAGAAAAACTATCCGCCTGGATGGACTACAAAAAAGAAGTAAAAGCCGTCGACACTTCGACGGCTCCTGAGATTAGCTGGCCTGAGTTACCGGAGGTGTAGGCCATTCAATATCTGGAGCACTGGAGGTATCCACCAGTTCCAGTGCGTCCAGGTAATCCAGCCACAAATTATATAGTGCCAGTTCCTCGTCTTTCAGACGACCAATAGCGGCTTTACCGGGCCATTGTTTACTGTTCATGTATTCGTTGGCCTGATTAAGCAATAATTGCCTTTCTGATTCTGCCTGTTGAATAAGTTCTTCATGCGATGGTGGAGGTATTAGTGCCCATGTGGGTAATCCATTTTTTCCTGCAACACGAATTTTGTCATATGGGGGCGTATTGATTGCAAATTCATTATAAACATCATCACTGACAGCCAGAGCATCATCTGGCCATGAATTTGCATTAATGTAATCATCCTTAAGCGCAGGATTCACAAAAATGTTTAATGATGGACTATAAAACATATTAACCCCCTATAGCGATATAACGACCTAATACAGCATTTGCAGCAGTCGCTATGCTTGAAAAACCGCGGAACTGATTTGATGTAATTGCAGAAGCCGACAGGATTCCTGCGCCTGAAGGTGTATGCCCCACATGACTAACTATCATTCCATAACATGCTGACGGAAAGGCAAAAGGAAAATCATTAAGATATCCGGCATCTTCACCACCAGACCCACCAAATTTCGCCTGCCCCCACTGAATAATCAGTGTTCTCCGGGAACCTGAAATAATTAACGGAATCGTTACATACCCATTCAGACCAATGACACCCGATGCAGTGCCAGCCAGAGATAATTCTCCCAAACCAAGGTTTTCGAGAGCTGTTTTCACGGTGCCATCCGATTTGATATCGCCAAACGGATTCTTGCGGCTTAACAGCAGCGCACGAAGCGCGGTAAGCAGCTGGTCGTGCCTCCCCTTCTCCAGGCTGGCACCGGATGCCTCCACCACACTGCAAAGCTCCTCCTGTAACATGTCAAAGTAGTCATCATCCAGCTCGGTGGCAGGTGTACCGGTCTGGGGGTTACCACGGGTAAAACCGTTCTTACCCGCGCCGAACTTATCCTTCTGCGCGGTTTTCGTGTCTATACGATGCATGGATTACTCCGGATATTTAAAAATTACGTAGGTATGCGACGGGCAGAGTTTATTAAGCACACACTCGACAACGGTGTCGCCCCAGATACGCAGTGCGGAATCACAGGGATCGCCACATGTCATCCAGGTGGTGTTGGTGGCGGCTGGCATGTTGACCTGCCAGTAATACCGCCATTCAGGCGCATTCACCGCGTCAGTACAGGCCGATGAGCAGGTGAACGTGCTTTTGTCGTATCGCGTGATGTTGGCATCCGGTCTGCCCAGGGCAGCAAGCTGTGCAAGATAAAAATTCTCGTTGATGCCGCCCGCCAGGTTAACCTTCGCATCCAGCCGTTGCTGACGCTGGCGAAGGGTCTGTGTCCCTGCAGGAATACATTCATCCGGCAGGCCGCACAGACGCTCCCAGCGGTTTATCAGTTCGGTGGTGGTGCGCGGATCCAGCTCCCGCATCAGGGCATCCGCACGCTGATGAACACGGGTTAATGACGGTGCTGCACCGGCAATCGCCGGATCGCTGGCTGACCACGCCGGACCGGGCGGCAGCAGTGCCGACAACAGACGGATGTAATCATCGTTTGTCACGTCCATGAAATCGTCCCCAGAACCGCCAGTTCATTTTTTGCAATGGAGATATTGTCCGCCGGTGCAAGCAATTGATGGCTGTATTCCCCGTTCGCACCGGAAATCGCTTCACTGATACGCGACACCTTCAGTTCTCCCTGCGGATAACCATCACGCAGCAGGAACGAACGCAACTCCGCAGTGATGGCTGCTCGTATTTCCGGTGTATCCGGCGTCACACGGATATGAAAATCCACCGTATGTGCCACCGGCCTGAACACATACAAATCAGAGCCTGCCACCGGGGCCAGTGGCTCGATATGTTGTCTTGCCGCCGTTTCCGTTGATTCTTCCGGAATGGGATTAATCAGGTCACTGCTGGCAATCATCACACCGACAGTTCCCGTTCCCATCCAGTGACGGTATGTCCATGCGCGGGTAATGCCGGGCACTTCTTTAGCCCAGACGACATAGTCCCCGTTAGCCCCGCCCTGCGGCGTCCAGTAATACCGCTCAATGACGCGGGCGCGCCACGTTTCCAGCTCTTCAGTATCAAATCCGCCTGTCAGGGTGTCAGCCACACCGGAAGACGGCAGACCATTCACCGGCGTGACCAGGATTAATGCCGTACCGTCGTCAGCGTTACCGACCGCGCCTGCATTTGAGCAGGCGATCGGCACGCGCAGGACACCACCGGAGCTGGTTGCATCGGCAGTTGCAGTATACTGAACCAGGTCATCGCGCTGAATAACACTCCCGGCGGTCACCTTCAGGCCATCGCTGACACCTTCCCAGCGCATATACCCGCTGGCAGCCGTGGCCCCCTTGCGCGGACACCGTTTCATCGCAGCATGTCGCGCCAGCCAGGACTCATCGCACAGGTCAGGCAGCATGTTCATTGCCAGATAATCGATGTACCCGTAAACCGTATGCAGCGCCGCCGCATACACCTTTGCCCGCACGTCTTCATCCATGCGCCGGAGCGTGTCGCTGACGTCCAGCCTGGCGAATAAATCGTTACGGAGCATACTGATATTTTCTGCCAGCGTCGGGCGCTGAAATTCACTGTCCGCCATGCGTTATCGCACTCCACAGATCATCAAAAGAAATCATTACCGGTCCGTCACGACGCCAGAGAGTGATACTGTTACCCAGTTCATTAATCCCGGTGCGGCGGATATCCAGATCAATACGGGACACCACGCCGTCATCAATCATCCATTGCAGGCATTCGCGGATATACCCCCTTACCGTCAGCACCAGCTGATTGGTCAGTTTGCTGCGCTGAAGCAGCCACAGTCGGGAGCCGTAACGGTCATTCTGTACCGCAGGCCAGGTATCCCCCCACCATCCCATCGGGACGTCGGCATTGTCATCAGGCTCCGCCCGCCGCCAGGTGAACAGGGAAATCACCACGGCGCGGGTCAGCGGATCCAGCGGTGCGCTGGCGCAGGTGCGTTTACCGTTCACCGTCAGCCACAGTTCCATCATGCCTCCATCGCTTTATCAGGTTTGTCGGTGTTACTGCCCTGACCGTTCTCTCTGTGACGATGCCCGTTATAGGCAAGCCGCATCGCTGACATGGTGGTGCCGCCGGAGTCGCACAGGTCTTTCACCTGTCCGGTCACTTCCAGGTCCATTTCAAAACGTGCTCTGGGCGCATTGCGAAACGTGATCGTTTTACCTGCACCGTCCACCACGATCCCCTCCCGGGTCAGCGTCACAGACTGCCCCTGATCGTCATAGACAGCCACCTCACCCGTCTGCAGCCCTTTTAGGCGGTAGCGTCGGTCCGACACCGTAACAACCACCGCATGAGAACGGTCGCCATCCGGAAATAACACCACCGCTTCCGCACCGCTGTTTGCCCTTGCGGTAAAACCGTAGGGTTCAAGATGTTCAACCCCAGCTTTGGGTTCACCGGCAATCAGAGACACATCCACGGTCTGACATTTCGTGGCGGCACTGATGCTTTTCACCACGGCCCGCCCAATCAGGCCGAGGAGTTGTCGCTGCATGGCTTCAATCGTCCTCATCAGAACGGGTCCTCCTGTACTCTGGCTTTTTTCTTTTTCCGCGCGCCGGGGGCTTCGGGTTCAGGCAGATAAGCATCAGGTGGGCCGACACGGATTTCCGTCAGGGTGCCGTTCTGGTCCTGAGTAAACGTGACTTCCGAAACAAGCAGTTCGGTATTGTCGAAACCACAGACCGGATCGAAGACAATCACCCGCTGGTTGGGCTGCCACAGCGTACCGTTACCCTGTCGCCAGCCCTGCACCACATAGGTGGTTTCATCCGTCCGCGCCGCCCGTTGTCGGGCTTCAAAGTCCGCACGGGCAATACAGCCTGCCCCCGTAGCCTGCCCTGTCTGCCTGATATACATCGGACGGTAACGGGCAATAAATGCGTCCTCTGTGCGGGCCCGCAGCGCGGTGGTGGTGGCCTCACCGAAATCATCGTCGTTTCCGGCACGCTGCCCCGCCACCTGGTAAACTGAAAACCGCTCCCGGATACTCTTCTCCGTATCACAGGAAAGGATGTTTTCCCCAAGTACCAGCGCGGTATGTGCCCGCGTTGAGCCAATACCGCCAATCACCAGCCTGCCGTGCGGGTCGTCATAAGCCAGCGCCTGCTGCTGACCGAGTATTTTGTTGATTACCTCAATCACCGTTTCACCGTGATCAGGCTGGACATCAGGAATAACACCCGACGGCGCACCGCTGTTCACCACCTCAATGCCGAAAGGCGCAGCAAGCGCCTGCGCAATCTGTACCAGCGATCGTCCGTTAAACTGTGTCGGTTCGGCTGCACAGTCAATCAGGTCAGCGGTCAGACTGCGTCCGGCAATACCGGTGCTGACCGAACGGGCATCGTAACGAACGGGCGTCGCCTCCACCCAGCCGGTGATCACCAGCTCATCACCAATCAGCACCTCCACTTTTGAACCGTTTTTAATGCGCGGCTGAAGCGTGGTGATACCCTCATCTCCCGGCCACTGGCGGGTGATCTCCACACTGAAATCCCGCGCCAGTCGTTCAACACCGGCACCGATGCGCACCGATGTCCAGCCATTCCACTCCCGGCCATTTACCCGTAGCGTGACGTTATCGTTCATTGCACTGGCACCTTCAGAGGGATCACCGGCACAAAGCCGGGATGCGTAATGGCATTACGCCGGATAATGTCCGCGTCACGCGCCGCGTTATCAAACCAGGTCGCCGCCAGCACCAGCGCGGGTAAAACCTCATCCGGCGTGCGCTGAATGATCCGTGCAGACTGTTCAAGGCGCGTGTTGATATCCGCATTCAGATCTGCTTTCACCCGGCGCAGCGCCAGAAACAGCGCATCACTGGTTGTACGGGACAACTCCTTATCAATTGCCGTATTCAGTGTGTCGCGAATGTCAGTCAGTTCTTCCCACGTCGGCAGATCAACCGTGTTTTTCACCGCCGGTGCATTGTTCAGTGCCGGATGCGTAACGGAAGGCCAGCCGGTGCTCTGCGCGGGTGTTGTTGACTGCCCCACTGCGGCATTCTGCATCACCGCAGAAGTTGTTGGCGCAGGCAATCGGGTAACGGCATACGCCGCTTCGCTGATTGCAGTCGTACGAAGGGTGCTGGCAACCATGTTACGCTGCTGCGTCGCTGTGGCGGTGGTTTTACTGTCCGTTTTCCAGACGCCGCGCGGTTGCAAATCGCTGCCGAGGCTGACACCAGAAAGCGTTTTGATCATGGTGACCAGGTCGCTGGCGTTACCATAAAGGCGTTTCCCGGTACGCCACATTTTCTGCATCTGCTCAACGAAATTTTTGCCTGACGATGGTGGCGGCAGAAGTACCGAGATATCCCCCTGCAACAGCCTGGCAGCATCCGATACGGCAGAATCCACCACTTTCATCGCATCAGAAACATACCCAAGCATTGTGCTGACATTACCAACGACGTCGTTCTGCACAAAATCCGCCACGCCATCGATACTGAAACCGCTGAAGCTGTCACTGATGCAGTTATCCAGTGCAGAACAGGATGACATCAGCGTCTGCGCCGTCGCCGCACCTGATGTGGGGTAAGAGAGTTCTCCTGCTTCGACAAACTTCAGGTCAAAGCGGACAATACGCCCTTCACTTTTCGATGTGCTGACCCGAACTTCCCCGTCAACACAGACTTTCAGCTCACCGTATGTCGGATGGACAAGCGTGCCGGGACCGGGTTTATTCAGCGCGTCAATCAGGCGATCGCGCTGGTCAAAGCAGTCATCTCCCACCACATAAGCCGTGATGGACGGGCGAAAAGTGATTTTCCCCAGGTCTTCGGTATAGGGTTTGTCGCGGTTCGGGTATTCATGTGTTTCCACACGGCGACCGGTTCCCGCACTTTCTTCTTCAACCTTAAACGGCACACCTCGAAATGACGCATCCTGAAGCCTGTCTTTCCACGTCATATACACTCCGAAAATAAATATCCTCCGGCATAGCCGGAGGTTTTTCAAATGCGCCTATAAGGCTCTCTTACCAGCCGCGCCCTAACAGGCGCACACGATCTGACATTTGCATCCAACTTCGTTACTTACGGCCCGTAAACGGGCTGCCCGGATAGGGAATCGATAGCTGCTCTCCCATTTTATCCTCTTCAAGCTGGTGCTTTATGTAATCCTGTATCTTCGCCGTGTTCTTACCCACTGTATCGACGTAGTACCCTCTGCACCAGAACTCCCTGTTCCTGTATTTGAATTTCAAATCACCAAACTGCTCGTAAAGCATCAGACTGCTTTTCCATTTCAGATATCCCATAAAGCCGGATACGCTCATTTTGGGCGGGATCTCCACAAGCATATGGATATGATCTGCACAGCATTCAGCTTCCAGAATCCGTACACTTTTCCACTCACACAGCTTTCTCAAAATACTGCCTATTGCTCTACGCTTCTCTCTGTAGAACACCTGTCTTCGGTATTTTGGCGCAAAAACTATGTGATATTTACAGTTCCATCGGGTGTGCGCTAAGCTCTTTTCGTTCCCCATTGGGACCCCCTTTTGATTTCTTGTTTGACACTTGCAGTTGCCAGACCGCAAGGTGTTTTAACAAATCAAAAGGGGTTTTAATAACTGGCTCAAAGCTGAAAGCTTTCCGGACCCCCCAGCCTAGCTGGGGGTTTTCTGTGCACAAAAAAGCCACCTATTAGAAGGTGGCCTTGTAATGAATTTTATTAATTAGCGAGTCAGAAACAACGAATCTTTATACTTTTGCTGTTGTTCATTTAAATACTTAGCTGTTTCATCGCTGGCAAATGGAAATATTACCGTATTTTTAGGCATGGTAATTTCTTTTTTGTCCAGCGTCAGAGTAAACATAGGAACATACTGAGCAGAGTAACGCACCGCAGAAACGAGCTCTAGTTTAGACTCTTCAACAACACTTAAATTATCCAGGCTAACTTTCTCTTCATCTTTTTTCTTTGACGCATTTAAAGTTTTTATTACTTTATTTAATTTCTCCTGAAAATCCTCCTTAAAGTTTTCAGGATTGCCGTCGACAACAAGAATCTGTTCACCCTGATTATCTGGAAAAATAATCTTTGCACTTATCAATTTATTTTCTTTATAAACATCACCAAGTTTTATGGCTCCTCCAGATAACTGAATAATATGTTCATCTTTAAAGGAGATGTTGCCAGAGATTATGAGAGATGAAAAAACAGCCGCTGCTCCAAGAATTACACTTGCTGTGATATAGCCTTTCATTTTTCGCCTATTAACATTTTTCTAAATGTGCATTAATTCTATCACTCTATTTATGACTTACAACCAGCAATACCTGTGAGGGGAATCCTGGCTACCAAAATCGGGTATAGCCAACATCGTGATTTATATCAATGCCACTGGAACGTGTTTCCGTAACCCGCATACCTGGTGGCATATTCATAAATGAAACCTTGATCTCGCCATCAACTTTTGGCGCGATAGCTTTGTTAATCATGAAGGGATTCGGGCCTGTGGCATCGGAGGCGTTGTTTGACTGAGCCGGATCTACCGCCGGATAAGGTGTGTATCCCCGCGCCGGTATTCCCGTCCCATAAGCATCATAAGCACCCGCGCCCCACTGCGCAGAGTTAATGGCATCGACCGTGTCACCGGAACTGTCGGTAAACCATTCAATAATCGGCTTCAGCTTATCCCACATATCCTGAAACCACTTAACAACCGGTCCCCAGTTATTGATCACCATCCCCAGCGGCGACCAGGCAAAAACCTTCTTAAGAAGTTCCCAGCCAGTCTCAAAATAAGGACCAATGGTTTCCCAGAGTTTCTTAAAATAAGGTCCGACAACATCCCAGTTAGTGATAATTAATCCCGCAGCCAGGGCTATCGCCGTCGCAATCATGCCAATCGGCGTCATCGACATGATCCTGCTGACAATACTGATGGCACTGCCCACGCCCATCAATCCCAGTTTCAGAATCGCAAGACCGGCAGCAAGCCCGACGACGCCGCGAATAACCCGGGGATTTTCATCCGCAAACTTAGTGAATTTTTCCCCCAACTCCCCCAGCCATTGCGTGATATTTTTAGCGTCACCAGAAAATGCGCCGCCAATAGCTGCAAGACCGTTAGTTGCGGTCCCCGTCATTGCCTCCCACAGGTTGGACAGCGTACCAAGCTGTGCCTGAACACGTTTATTCAGGCTGGCCTGTTTATTCATCTTCTGCTGGATCTGATCGTAACCATCCTTTCCTTTATCGATCAGAGCATTGACCACCTGAAGGGTTTCGGCATCATCACCAAATATTGCCTTAAGTACACCTGTTCGCTTAACGTCGGTCAGTTTTCGCAGCTTTGCCAGTTGCTTAAACATGTTATCAAGACCGCCAAAACTCCCTTTGCCGTCAGTAAAATCGAGCTGCACTCCGAGTTTCTGGCGGGCCATGACTTTATTGACGTCCCTGATTTTCTTAACGCTTAATCCGGACTGGATAACTTTTCGCAGGGCATTACCTGCCGACTCCCCGTTCATCCCCATCTGATCCATCATGACGCTGATGGGGGCAAGGCTCTGTGCAGCCTGAAGACCGTCCTTGTTCACCATCTTCAGAACAGAACTGGTTTTAGTGAAGAAGGACAACATGTTGGTATCGTCAACGCCCAGATAAAACGCCTTCTGGATAGTGTCGAACAGCCCCATCATGTCTTCTGACGCCGTTCCGGTAGCATCCTGCATCTTTGCAGCAAACTCAGCAGCCGCTTCCGGTGTTTTTTTCAGTTGTACCGCAAGATAAGCTGTCGCTTTACCCACACCGCCAAGAATGTTTTCTGCCGGGATCCCCTGACGCACCAGCATCTGCATCATGTTCTGGAAATCAGCCGTTGTACCGGGTAGCTGGTTACCCAGGCCAATAGCCAGTTTATTGATGTCCTGAAAGCTCTTTCCAACCTCGCCATTCGCATCCATCATGGCGACTTTCAGCCCGGTGGCGGCGTTTTCCTGATCGGCATAAGATTTCAGGGAAAGCGTCAGACCCGCTGCCAGTCCGCCACCAAGCGCCAGCCCACCCTGTGACGCTTCTTCCGCCTGGCGTTTAAATCCCCGGATTTTCTTTTGCATTTTCGACAGCGCGGGAGAAAGCCTGTCGACACCGGTGATCAACGCCTTAAGCTCAAATTCAGCCATGTGTGCGTTTCTCCTGCTCTATCCTGTTTGCCTGACTGACCAGCAAGGGAATTTCACTGATCGGCATATTCAGCAATTCGAAGGGATTAATGCGCCAGTAGCTGGCGCAATCAAAGAAGCGATCAGTAAGGTATTCAGCCGTCAGGCCTGGAGGAAAAAACCAGCCACAAGCCACGCCGCTGCATTCAGGTCTGCCGGAGACATCTGGTCGACAGAGCTTTGCGGCACTTTCGCCAGCCGCACAATATATTTCGATACCACATGCGCCAGAAGTCTGACGGACTCATCCTGATTCATCTGGTAGGGATACCCCAGCTCGCGGACATCTTTCCCGGTGGGCTCATCAAACTCCAGTACGGAGAGTGTCTCGCCATGAGCGGTAATCGGTTTCTTTAACTCAAGCTCTTTCATTACTGGTAATCCCCTTCTTCACCGTGGAACTCAAGATCGACCGTGCCTTCTTCGGCATTATGGTTCGCTTCGCCGTGCAGCCAGGCAGACGACAGTACATAGACCTGACCGTTCGCCAGCTCGGCAGTGATGGTCATCTCATCAGACGAGGTGATTTTGCTCACCGGAAAATTCTTCGGCACCTTGAAGGTCCCTTTGACATAAGGCGCACGGTGAGTTTCCTTGCGGTCCACTGAACCGTCCAGGCCGATGATGTCATCATTGACCGTCCTGTTCATGGGCACCTCAATGCCGCCGGTCAGCGATAGCTGCTGACCGTCAATTTTGAAATAACAGGTTCCCCCGATACGGGCCATTATGCAGACTCCTCTGAATACTGAAGACGGAACTGGTTAACCACGGCAAAGACACGCAACTGGTTAACATAGTCAGGCGGGAACAGCGTGTTCAGGCGGTTCGGATCGCTGGCATCACGCTCCACAACCAGGTACTGCTTGAACAGTTCGTAGTTTTCCACGATCCCCGCACGCTCGAGCTGACGGTAGGTTGCCAGCAGTTCCCCTTTGATCACCGCCGGGGTGACAATCGCCTGACCGGGACCAAAGCGGGTACCGTCACAGGCAAGCTTGTGACGCCCGTACTTACTGGTAATGACGGATTTCAGTTTGCGCAGTACATACGCACTGGTATGCAGCGTCTCGCTGTCGAGGTAGCTGTTATCCGCAACCCCGTAAGCATTTTTCCTGTACGTGGTGACATCACGCTGAATGCGCAGCACCCCGCTTTCGACATACGCCGTTGCCACGCCATGAGACAGCAGGGTCTGCTGCTCGGTCATTGTGAACCGTTTCCCCTTCGGCGCAGGCAGCATACCCACCAGCTCACCGGTCTGCGTGGGACGTGCCGGATCGTTGCGGATAAACACCGCTGCGCGGGCGGTACGGCTTGCCGCCAGCTCGTCGGCAGGCGTCTGGGTCTCTTTTTCGTACCCCGCCAGGGTGATGTGCTGCTGGTTAAACTGGTCACCTGCGGTCACCAGTTCTGACAGTGTGCCGGTCTTTGCCGTATACACATGACCATACAGCTGACGCGCATAGCTCCAGCGACCGCTGGTATCGTTCATCTCGGTCACCAGCGTGTTAACGGAGGCCGTGTCGTTGAACGGCAGACCGATATAATCAAACGGCTCATCCGCCATTGCAGCCACCGCGCCGGTGAGAACCGGAGCGCCCGTTCCGGCGGTCCCCGTCACCACGGCAATCTGTACGCCCGCTGGCAGCACTTCACCCCCACCGAAGCCGTAGTAATTGAGGCTGACAGGAATTTCATTCCCGCAAAGCCCCTTATGACGCGCGGTCAGCGTGACAACACCAGCCGAAGATGAAGCTGTAAACGGCAGGGCCGGAACGGCATTGATGGCATCTTTGATACTGCTGGCAATCGTCGTGACGTTATCGCCGTTGGTCACCGGAGCCTGCACGCGGGTACGTCCCACATAGACATTCACCGTGCCGGTTTCGGTTGCCGCCCCGGTCACCGTCAGCGTAACCGTTGCCGCCGCGCCTGTGGATTCAGGAACGGCAATCACATACAGCTCACCAAACGGGTCGGTCTGGCGATAAGCCTCGACCATACGCGCCAGCTGACTTCCCGCACCACAAATCTGGCGTGCATAGTCTGCCGACGGCATCAGTACCAGACTGTTGGCAACAATCTCTGCACCGTTATTGGCATGACCAATCAGCAGCGATGCTCCGCTGTCCTGTGCAGTATTCGCCGCCGAGTTATCCATTTCCGCATAAAACAACGGAACCAGCGTATTCGACGGAATGGTGTTAAAGCTTATCGTCATCGGTATTCACCTTTTTATTCACGCGCCGGATATCACCCGCTGCTTCACGGCGCAGCCAGTAGTTGTTCTCGTCAACATTTCGCCCTTCGGCGGGCAAAAGGTCGCCGCGGGCAGGGTCAGGAACTGACCGCCCTTTAACAGGTTTCACAAACATGAAGATTCTCAGGAAGGAAGGGTTATTTCGGTGTGATGTTCGATATCGCCGTCAGGCCCGTTACCGGGATCGAGATAATCAACATCAATCGCCAGCGTTCGCAGTTCATCCAGACTGTTCAGGTCATCCTGCTGGCGGGTATCGTCTTCAGTCAGCTCGCTGATGACCGAAAAATCGAACTGATAAATCAGCTCATGACGATTCAGATCCAGCAGCGTGCCGCCGTCATAGGTAATCGGGTTACCGCACGCCTCCGGGTTCCAGCCCAGCAGAGCCTTAAAGAGCATCTGCCGGACATCGTCCACCACATCATACGAGGCAAACTGACCGCGCTCATCACGCCCGTTACTCAGTATGACAACCACGGAGAAACCCTCTTTCAGCTCCTGCCAGTAGTCGGTCTGGCTTTTGTTTTCTCCCGGAGAATCATCACCCGGTACAACATATGCCGCCGGGAGTTTCAGCTTTCCGACCTCCGGCAGATTTTTGAACTGGGCCGCGCCTGCAACCCGGTTTTCAAAATACGGACAGCGGGCACGCAGTGCAGCAATAACAGGCGTCAGTTTCATCTGTGTCGTCGCTCCGGCTTCAGTGATTTACGCAATTCCCGCGCCAGAAAATAGCGTGTCCAGCTGCGGTTCTTTTCAAGAGTTTCCACCATGAAGTTATTACGTGGAGCCAGTCGCCAGCCGCTGCCACCGGATGCACCACGATGATGACTACGACGACGTTTTGCTCCTCCCCGGACACCAAAAAACAGAAATGCCGGATAGAAGTCACCAGAGATCATCCGGTTCCCCTTCCCGTTGCGCTGGTTAGGGGCAATGCGTGTCATAAAACCGGCTCGCTTTTTACTGGCTCTCGGCACCATATAACCAATCGAACGAGCCAGGCGTCCGGTCTGATAACCGGGGTTTTCACCTGGTACCGACCGCGCACGGCGCATCACCAGCCGACGGGCATCACGCATATGACGCTGCCCAATCGTGACAAACGCCCGCCGGACACGGGCGCGGTTAAAGCGCATCTCGGCGGGCTGCTGAACATCAACGTGAAAAAAGGGAGTCGCCATTGCTGCCTCCGTGACTCTGCCTACATTCGCCCAGCTCCGTACACTCCAGCAGCAGAAAGCGCCGCGCCCCGTTCAGATCACGCTGACGTTTCACCCGGTACACACTGTCATCACAGACCACCTCATAATCAGCATTGATCCCCCGGCGGTAACGAATGGTGATGTAATGGGTGATGGCGTCCCCGGTCTGCGCGGTTTCCTGCCAGGTGGTGGCACTGGTCTGGATAACCTTCGCCCATGTCCGGAACGTAACCGGGTATTGAGGCTCCACGCCAAAGTTATCCGCGGGCATATCCACCCGCTGGCGGATCAGGACGCGTTTATTCAGTTCACCGGGGTCCGGCAGAATGTAGGTTGCGCTGGTCTGCGCCTGACGAATTTTCATTGCGGAAAGTACCTGTACGGGCCGACAAGCCAGCCAAAACTCTGCGGCATGTCGAGTTTCTCCACTTCAGTAACCGACGAGCGGTTTTCGTAAAAATGGCTGATAAGCATCAGCATCCCCAGACGAATATCATCCGGCAGGTGCAGCCCGTCCGGATCGCTGTCCGGAATGGTTTCATCCGGTGCATAGAGCTTCCGGTTCAGATACGTTTCCGTCCGCTTTTGTGCCGCACAGGCCAGCAGTTGCAGATGGCGGTCATCAGTATCGAAATCCTCATCCAGCCGGAGTTGGGCTTTAATCTCTTCCATTGTCAGAAGCATACTCAGCCCTCTTTACTGGTCGTGGCTTTTTTCTCTTTTGCCGCTTTACTGCTTTTTGCACTGATTCCGCGCTCTGCTAACCCGGCCTGAAGTGCAATCTCCTGCACCCGGGCAGGAAGCGCCCCGTCGTCATACTCACCGGCCCGAATGACCTCAACACGCATACCGTCCGGTGACCATTTCAGATCTTGTTTCAGGATCATGATTCTTCACCCGTCAGAACAGGGGGCGCGGTTCCGCGCCCCTGAGTGATTACGCCGCTGCAATCTTCAGCAGTTTGATGGCCTGCGAATCGACCAGCATCCCGCCGGTGCGCTTGGTGGTATAAAAACCGACAAACGGTTTATTGGTGTACGGGTCACGCAGAATGCGGGTGCCGATACGGTCAACGATGGTGTAACCCCGTTTGAAGTTACCAAATGCAATGGCTTTCGCATCAGCAGCGATATCCGGCATCTGTTCGTTTTCAGCGATACCGTAACCCGCCAGAGAGGACGGCTGCCCCAGTTCCAGCCCCGGACGCCACAGATAGTTACCCTCGCTGTCTTTCAGCAGACGGATGGCAAACAGGCTGTTGTTGTTCATCATGAACTTCGCGCCAGTGCGGTGTGCCTTACGCAGCGTGTAAATCAGTTTGATAATGGCGTCTGCGGTCACCGTCGTCGCTTCACCGGATACAATATGCTGAAGTTTACCGAACGCACGAACCTTATCGGTTTCATCAGTGGATTCATACGCCAGGAACCCTTTCGGCTTCTTGGTGCCATCGCCTGAGGTAAAGGCAATTTCTTCCTGTTCGGCAAATTCGGTTGCCAGCTCGCTGTTGATCCAGGCCTCCACGTTGAAGAAGGCATCGTCCAGCATTTTCTGGGTAGCCTGCGGGTTGCCGTAAATTTCCCCCATGAGAGGTTCAATCAGCTCCAGTCTGGAGGTGGCAGTCTGGGATCGCGTATCCGTTTCCCCCACCCATCCGGAAGCCGTACCGCCCAGATTCACCAGTTTTTTGTAGTCGGAACCGCCAACGGTGATCACCGTGGCTTCCTGACGCATCACCACTTCATCTTTCAGCAGGTTAAGAATGTTGCGATCCAGTTCTTCCGGCACGGCGTAGCCACCGTCTTCATCGGTACCCACCTGCAATGCCTTACGCTCCAGATCGCGCAGACCGTCTTCACGGCCTTTACGCAGGAAGCCCACAAACGCCTCTTTATGCTCGGTGGCCAGTTTATTTTGCGCTCCACCAGCCGGACGTTTCAGCTCAAGCAGCTCTTTTTCAAGGTCGCTTTTGAGATTTTCCAGCTCGCTGAGTTTCCCGTTCAGGGTTTCCACCTGCCCGGCAAGCTTGCCTTTTTCCTGCTCAATCGCATCCACGCGCTTGTCGTTCTTTGCTTTGAAGTCGTCAAACTTCTGCTGCAGCTCCTGCGCGACCTGTTCGACATCTTTAATATCAACCGTCATCGTATTTCTCCTGATTAGAAGTTCAGATTTTTCAGTGCATTCAGTGCAGAGCCCACATCCTCAGCGTCGCGCAGGGACAGTGCGCCATAGCCCCCGGCCATGAATGCTTTGGCCTGGGTACGGGAGAGTCCGACATCACGCAGGACTCTTTCGATTTTTTTCTGTTCGGGGATTTCCCCGCGGGCCAGTGCGTTCTTGACGTCGCTGATCCGCGCCTCGTCGTTAGACGGGAACGTCACCAGGCTGACTTCCCAGAGGTCGATTTCTTTCAGCAGAAAGGCTTCTTTGCTCCGGTCGTATTCCCAGTCTTTCAGGACGTACCCAATAGAAAGGCCGGTTAACGAACCGGCCTTCATGTGTGCATGTGCGCGTTTTGCGAGGGGATCATCATCAATAAGCAACCGTCCCCTGACGTAAAGCCCGACATCGTCTTCCTTCATTTCGGTGTAAACACCGATGGGTTCATCCATGCGGTGCTGCCAGAGCAGCGCAGGTAACGCTTTTCTGTCACTCCACGCCCGCAGGGAAGCAGCAAATGCCCCGGACATCACCACATCATCGTGGCTGTCCTTTACACCAAAGACGGAGCCATACCCTTCAAACTCACCGGAGTCACTGACAGATTTCAGACTCAGCGGTACATCAAGACGTTGTTTCGTCTGCATTGGCGTTATCCTTCTGCTTACCGGCTTTACTGCCATCGGAGGGTTTCGTGGTCATGTTCATCGGTGTGAGATAGACATCACCACCGGGACGCGGATTCATATCTTCCAGGTCGCGGCAGTCATTGGGAGAGTAAATTCCCCAGTTGATCCCGGTGGCGTAGGCTTCAAAACGGGACTTCATATCCCCGCGCAGTAACGCCCCGGCGTTAAATTTGGCGTAATAAACGCCCTGCTTACTTTTTCGTACCAGTCCGGTGTTGATCCGCTGTTCGATGCGGGTCAGATACGGCACCAGTGAATAGTTGATAAATCCCAGCCCCAGCTCTTCGATATTGTTGAAGGTGGCGCGATCGGTGTTCTGCACCATGTGCAACGGCACCCGGAACAGACGACAGATTTCTTCAAGCTGAAACTTGCGGGTTTCCAGGAACTGGCTGTCCTCGGCGTTCAGCGCCATCGACTTCCAGTCCAGCCCCATCTCAAGGATCATCGGGCGGTGAGCATTGCCAAGCCCGGTGTGACGCTCCTCAAAATCTTTCTTCAGGCGCTCATAAGCCTGATCTGACAGCGTCTGCTCTGTACGCAACACACCCGACGTCACCGCGCCATTGCTGAACAGTCTGGCCCCGTGCTCTTCGGTCGCAGCTGCCAGCGATATTGCCTCGCGGGCATAGGCGATGGGATTCAGCCCCACCAGTCCGTCCAGCGTCAGCGTGCGCACATGCCAGATATCCTCCTGGCTCAGTACATCCGTGGAGCCATCCGGGAATGTGACCTGATAGATCGGCTCCCAGCTACTGTTAAGCTTCGGTTCCACACAGCCGGGATCGACGGGCAGCAGTTCAGCCACTTCGCCAAATGCTTTCACTTTGTAGGCGTAAAAGTTTCCCCGCAGGCACAGACAGGTGACCACCAGCTCCCAGAACTCCTGCGGCGTCATATAGCCATTGGGATGCGTGGAGATCAGTTTATGCAGACGTTCGCCGGTGGCTCTCTGCTTCAGGCTGCCGTTCAGGTGATACAGATTGCAGGGCAACATCCCGACCGACTCTGCCAGCACTCTGACGCAGGAAAAAACCGCCGTCAGTCGCATGGCCCGCTGACTGCTGATCTGCTTTCCGGTATAGGTGTCGTAGGACAACCCGATGGCATCCGCCAGCTCTGCTGGCGTGGTCACCGGTGCGTCACTTTTTCGTTGAAATAATCCCGAAAAGAACACTATTTACCTCCACCAACAGACAGCTGTGTACGGTCGAGATATCGCGCTACCAGCCACGACCAGAACAGGCACAACGCCCCGGCAACAACAAACCCCGCCGGGGGATAAATCAGCCAGGCACCATACGCCAGCAAAAGCGCCCCCAGCACGCCCACCAGAGGCGCGAGAATCAGCATGATCATAATTACCTCAGTTAAAGCGAGCGGATCCCATAGGACTCAATGTGGTCAGACAGCGTGTCTTCTTTCTCGTACAGCATGGCTCTGCCAACCGCCATAATCAGCGCAACTGCACCATCGATTTTGTTTTCCGCCTGCTCTTTGACGGGCTTCACCACATCATCGTTACCCGGAATGGTTTTGCCGACCACGTTGCCGATACACCAGGTCATGATGGGATTGCCATCATGATGAAAGCGCCCCGATTCAATTGCCGCTTCCAGCTCTTTCATCGGGTCGGACATGTTGGTGTAGTTCTGAATGATAGTGATGGGGTTCAGGTCTTCATCAGCAAGGTCATGTGACAACCCGGTCGCCCCGAAGGGGTCGATGGGTGACTCACTGACCGGGCTGATTTTGTTCGCCGCTTTGGCCTCCTCGAGGATGTAGCGATAATCCACCTCCGCACCATCGGTAACGGTCAGAACGCCCATTTCCACCCATTTCTGAAAGCGTTCGGCTGTCCGTCGATCTTCATTTTTCTCGACGCTGTACACCGTGTCATACGGTACCCAGAAACGCGGGGCCACACTGTAGTAATGCGTTTTACCGTCAATCTCGCGGGTATAAAGTCGCGCCATGCTGTTCATATCCAGCTTACGCGCCAGGTCAAAGGCCAGAATGCACGGCTGCCCCTCGAACTGCTCAAGGGTCAGTGATTTATCCTCGCAGCTCTGCCAGCTCACCAGGTTGAAATACGCCGAACGCGCCGACACCCAGATATTGAGGTGTTTTGTTTTAAAGACGTTTGCCAGACGGGCGTTATTTTTCGCACGCTGCTGCTGACTTAACAAAAATTCGCGATAAACCGACACGCCAATATTTGGATTGGCTTTTTCCAGCACCTGCGGGTCGGTCCAGTCGTCACCTTCATCAACGGTATAGATGATCCCGAACAGTTCATCGTTAGGCACCGAGCCGTTGAGCATCTCGATGACTTCCCGCCGCTTGTCGTAGCACGGCCCCTCAATGTTGTACCCGGCGGTGGTGATGGCCCACATCAGTGGCTGACGTCGCGCCCCCATCCCGGTAAGCATCGTGGTGTAAAGCGCATCGGTGGCGTGCTCGTGATATTCATCCACCACAGCACAGTGGGGTGATGAACCATCACCGGGGTTACCGATCAGCGGTTCAAACCGCGCGCCATCCTCCGGACGGTTCATGTTTGAGGCGTTAACCTCAATCCCGAACGCTTCCGTCAGCATGGGTGTGCGTTTACACATCAGTCGCGCCGGGCGAAAGACTTCCCACGCCTGTTTCTCCGTCGTGGCACCGGAATACACTTCCGCGCCAAACTCGTTATCACAGGCAAAACAATACAGGGCGACACCGGCAGAGATTGCCGATTTGCCGTTCTTACGGGGGATTTCGGTATACACCTCCCGGAAGCGGCGCAGCCGGGTACCTTTATTGACCCAGCCAAACGCACAGCAGATCACAAAGAGCTGCCACGGCTCCAGCGTGATGGGCATCCTCTTGAATGCCCACTCCCCCTTGGTGTGTGGCAACAGCTGAATAAATTTCGCGGCCCGTTCAGCCAGGTCCTTGTCGAAGCGGTAACGAAACGACTTACTTTTTTCCGCCATCAGGTCATCAAGATGGCGCTGGCAGGCCTGAATCACAAACTGGCAGGCCACAATCTTTCCGCGCACGACATCACGGGCATACTGATTGGCAGCATTTACGTTGGGGTAAGATTTCCGGCTCATGATTCGATGATTTTCAGAAACGGGTTAGTGGCTTTCTTCTGCCCCGCCAGGCCAATCAGACGCTGGCGGCTGCTGGGGTCGAGTCCGAGCATTGCCCCCGTGCTGCTCATCTCGGACTCCTGTTCTTTCTTGGCGGTCAGCTCCGGATTTTTGACCATGCCACCCATTGCACCGGTGATGGTGTTGCCCTGTCTGGCAATATTTTTCACGGCACACCGCCAGAACTCGTAGGCCACGCACCACCGCTCAAGCACCGCGAGGTCAGTCACGCACAGCAGGCCCTGACCGCAGAGTTCTTTGGTTGTCAGTTGCCACATGATCGTGGCGAGAGGGAGATCTTCTTCAGCGAACCACTCCGGTGGCTCAACACCTTTGATGGGCGTAAAAACAGGTTCATCTTTATTCAGGGCTCGCTTGCCGGGGTTTCCGGCCAGCGCCTTGCGCGCCGTTGGCTTGGGGCGACGCCCGGAACGCCCCGCCGTTCCAGCCATATGCGGCACTCCTGGTTAAATTTCATTTTTCGCGGGTATAAAAAAACGATGGGGCGGGCAGTCCGGAAGACGTCAGGTCACAGGGATTTGACCCGCCCCTCCTCTCTGGCAGTGGGAACTGGTTCTTACTTCAGCCGTTCACGGGCCGTCTTCGCCTTATGACACGGCCAGCACAGGCTCTGCAGATTGCTGTCGGCATCAGTGCCGCCATGCGCTTTAGGGATGATGTGGTCAACGGTTTTCGCCTCACGCACCACACCGGCACGCAGACATAACTGACATAAACCTTTGTCACGCTCCAGCACACGCGCGCGGATAACATCCCACTTCGAACCGTAGCCGCGCTGATGACGGGATTGTCCTGGCTTGTATTGCTTCCAGCCTTCGCTTTTGTGGCTTTCGCAATAGCCTGACGGATCAGTAGTAGTATGGCGGCAACCGCGAACGCGGCAGGCTTTTGGGGTTCGTGGTGGCATGCTGGCTCCAATAAAAAGCCCCGCGACGCGAGGCTTAGACAGAAAAAACACCGGATAAGATCTGGTCATTCTTCCTTTTTAATAATGACTTCTCGAGGGCGCAATTGTTGGATAGCACGACAAATACAATATGGAATAACAGCCCATGCTACTCCCATTGCTGCACCTGCAGCCTGTTGTGGAGCACTCTGAGCACCGAAAACCCCGAGGATTCCTTCAATAAATCCAATAGCACTACACAAAAGACTGATGGCCCAGAGAATTTTCATAAACCCAAACTCCTTTTAAATAAACACATTACCAGGATAATTCTCATAAAATATTAGTAAAGTATTTTCAGGAAAATAGCGTATCACTGCCTATTTTTGACACTGATGCTGGGATAATTATTCCGGTCGCTGGAGTTGCTCATGATGATACAGAGCGAGAATCAGGTCATAAGACCCTTGCCTGTCTTTGTAACCAGTTTTATCAACCAATTCAGCTTTACTGATTCCGGGTAAATCAAGAATCAGATTCGCAACTTCAATTGCCCTTTGGTACAACTTACCGCCCTTTTTCTCCCCATGCAGTGGTTTTACATTCTTGAGGTAACCGCTATCCGCCAGGGCGAGAAATGTTGTCCTTGGGCATATCTTCTTTCTTGACGATTCGCTTTCTGTAACCTCTGCGACAGCTGCATCCCATGCATCCCGAGGAGTCATTGAGCTATCAGCCACCAAATGATAAGCGATTAAAGCAACGTGAGCGTATTGAGACATAATGCATCCATATACAAAAATCTCATGATAAGACTTTTCTAATATGAACACTGTGATCTCACATATTCTTGCAGGCCATTCAATTGGTTAGTTATGGTTTCGATGCGCTCTCTGAGAACGAAATAATCCCGTTGAGCGGTGTCAGTAAGTCTGGGGCTGGAAGCATCATCCACGCCGGAGGCGGCGGTGGTTTTATCCTTGTCCGGGCAGACTGCTTTGACGTGCAGCCACTTACGACCAGCAGAAACATCAGCACAAAGACTTTCGATAGTCGCGTTAGCATCAACAAGCTCCTTTGTATATCTGGCATCGAGTTCAGCTACATCACGTTGACGCTTCTGCATGTCAGCGATAATGGATGCGGCCTTATCACGCTGCTTTTTGTAGGTGATGGCGTTATCACGGTAATGATTAACCGCCCATGACAGGCAGACGATGATGCAGATAACCAGAACGGAGATAATCGCGGTGACTCTGCTCATACCTCAATCTCTCTGACCGTTCCGCCCGCTTCTTTGAATTTTGCAATCAGGCTGTCAGTCTTATGCTCGAACTGACCATAACCAGCACCAGGCAATGAGGCCCAGATATTGCTGCAACGGTCGATTGCCTGACGGATGTCACCGCGATCAATCATTAGTAAAGCGCCACGCTCCTTAATCTGCTGCAATGCAACAGCATCCTGGCTTTTAGGAGAGAAGTCTGTCAGCCCTAACTGCTTGCGGTAAGCATCCCACCAGCGTGAAAGAAGTTGATAACGGCCTGCGGCTGTTGATTTGAGTTTCGGGTTTAGCGTGACAAGTTTTCGAGGGTGATCGGAGTAATCAGTGAAGAGTTCGCCACCGACAATAACGTCATAACCGTGGTTACGTGTCGGTTGTCGCCCGTTATCCGTTCCTTCTGACCAGGCCACCATATCAAGGAAAGCTTTACGCTGAGGATTTAGTACCTGCATAAATTACTCCTTCGAGCTACCAAATTTGTTACCGATTACTCGCATTGCAGCCCCACGAATAGCATCGACACCGATCAGCCCAACGCCGCCACCAATGGCAACAGAAAGAGATTTAGGCCATCCGACATACTCAAGAGCGGATGCAAAAGTCAGCGTCAGAGCACCACAGAGCAAAATCTCGAGCGTTTTTCGCTTCCAGCCACCACCACCGCCAAAATAGGCAATGCGCAAGCCAGCCATAACGATCGACATAATCACTGCGCCCAGCGGTGTGTCTCCACGCCACCAGCTCTGAAACAACTCCAGCCAGTCCGGCCAGGTATTTGGGTTATGAGGCATTTGTAGTTATCTCTCACCTCGCTGATACAGCAGGTGCAAATTGAGGAAACATCATGTTCCGCAAATCAGAAGCGGAAACGTCAAAGAAGCCGAGTCAAAGGATAACTGCGAGATAAACCAAGCCCAACGAACAACCAGGCCCAGAAACGACAAAACCCGCTCATCGGCGGGTTTAAGCTGTGTGGCGAAGTAACCACTCTTAACACATTACATGATAAAATGCGGACCGCGTTAGTAATATTTTTCTCATATATTGGGTTCACTACATGCGACATAATTTTTCTAAAGACACTATAAAAAAATTAGCAGAGCGGGCAGCATTCATTTGTTCAAACCCTTCATGCCCTAGATTGACCATTGGCCCATCAATTGATGGCAATAAATCAATCAAGACAGGAGTTGCTGCTCACATATGTGCAGCATCTCCTGATGGCCCACGCTATGACATGTCACAATCAGAAACAGAAAGGAAGTCAATTAACAATGGCATATGGCTGTGTGCTACTTGTTCTGTATTAATAGATAAGAATCAGGGGCTAGACTATCCGGCACCTGTATTAAGAAAATGGAAAAAAGATCATGAAAGCCTTATAAGCTCCTGTCTTGAAGGTTCGATTAATATTACCTTCGATGCTTTGAAATATATTCAACAGCATGATGAAAGAAATCTGGCAAAAAAGATTATAAATGAATTGGATGATAAAGGGGCTTTGTTCGTAGAATATCATCTTGAAAACCCCTGTTTTGTTGCCGAATCACTCAAAGAGTTAAGAACATGTTTGACCTCTTTGCTTTCTCAAATCCCAGATGAATCACCTCTATTTATCGTTTGCAAGTCAATTCGAGAAGCATGCCGTTATTATATGAACAACACTTCTAAAGACGCAGGGATTAAAGAGTTAGAATTTTCGTTGGGAGCTGTCAGAAAAATCGTAGGTATCAACGTTAAAAGAATATCAGAAACCTACGGGGTTAAACCTAGCCCACAATTATCTACCATAATGCCAGATTAAATCTGTTACGCAGCAACAAAGTTAAACTCTATGTTGCTGCCTTAATTTTATTACTCCATTTCTAAACGAATATCCAGCATCGAGAGACAACCATCTATAAACCCTTCAGCCAACTGTATCTCTATACGTATCAATTTCTCATCTTTTTTGTATGCTTTTGCTATCTTCCTTTTCGAGATGCCATACAGGTAATGAGCCACAATCAGAGAGTGCTCATACGGTTTTCTCTTCTTAAGAAGAGCAAGACAACCTTCAATAATTAATGCATCACTATCTGAACAAGCCTGACGTGTTTTGCTTGTATAGGGAAGAAGCCCTTTAAACCCAGCAGCTATAGGAGAATAGTCTACTCCAGAACTATCACTCGCCGCCCATGCTCCCCAACGATCCAGAACCATCTGAATATCACGCATCAACTTTCTCCGCAAAATCAGGCCAGCACGCCAATTGCCAGCGCACGATCGATAAAACGAAATATCAGCTCCAGCTGGGAGCCATACTTCTCTTCAAATGCCACGGTATCCGCATGCAGCTCGTCGTGATGCTTTCTGCACAAAGGCAACACAAAGAGGTCATGCGCTTTTGTACCCATTCCCCCCTGACCGTGGCCTATCAGGTGGTGGGGATCATCAGCAGGCTTACCACAACATGCACACGGCTGTGTCTTAACCCAGCGCGTGTACTTTTCATTAACCCAGCGGCGACGTTTTGGGCGTAACATAAAAGACTCCGGCGACTCCGGATCCACTTTCAGCGCCAGCACCTTTTTTGCCTTATCCTGGATGATGCTGGTGGCAGGAACCGAAGGCACAAGGTCACTTTCCCGGGTGACAGACGGCACAACAGGCTTCGGTAATCTCAGTGCCTTACGGGCTGCACTTTCCGGTAAGGCACCCGCCAGGTCATTACGAATCAGCCACCAGCACAGTTCCGGCATTGTCACAGCGTGACTATCATCAAAACCGAGATCCCGACGCACAACAGACAACACCCAGCGGGCACAGTTATCCGTTGCCATTGATTCCAGCCGTTCCGTGAACTGATCGCGCAGCTGGTTATCGCAGTGCCAGCACAGACGGATTGCGCCCGGCGCGTGTCGCATTGTGGTCATGTTCTCGCTGTGCCAGTCGGAATGAGGCCACTGGCAGCCTTTTTCACGAAGTAACCAGCTTTCAAGACATTCCACTCCACCAGCACGACGAATCACTGCCTCATTGCGGAACACGGCCCGAACGGCAGGATCATCCGCCAGCGGTTGTGATGCCGCCGGAACGGCACCACTGGCGAAAGATGAATAACGTTCCGGCTCAGGCTCCAGCAGGACACGCCCCTGCATAAACAAGGGCATCAGCTCTGAACCTGGTCTGAACAATACGATCCCCATACGCGGGGCAATTTCAGGGGTCAGTAGTGCTCTCACGGTCACCTCAATGAACGGTATCGAGCAGCTTTAATAGCTCAGGGAATCGGGATTCGAAAAAGTGCGGCTGCGTCTCGCGCGGATTTGCGGGACTGGTGATGTTCTTGCCGAACATGCAGCCTTTCGCTGTTAGCGACCAGAATTTTTTGATGTTGTTAATCGCGGTACGGCTGTATCGTTCGCGCTGTTCGACGATCCCCAGCTTCACCATCTGGTGATATGCCTGATTAGCCGTAAGGCGGATACCATACTGCTTCAGCAGTGCACTCAATGATAGCGTAGGGCGGCTTGAGCCATCGAGTGCATCAGCAGGAGCATCAATGGCATAGCGCGGTGCCAGATTCGGTAAGCCAACAGCCTCCTGAAGCTTCTGACAGGCTCCAAGCACTGATGAGTTAGACAGGTTTAATTCCCGGCGCATAAAGTCCAGCAGAATCACACCAGCCTGCATCTTGTCAGCAGCCTGTCCGGATAATTTTTCCGGTGCGCTGGTTACCATATCGAAAGTACGGATCACCTTCAGATGGAATGACGGGCTGATCCACATTGCATAGGCATACACCAGTTCTTTGCAGACATACGTCCCCTGGTTATTTCCGCCACGAATAACGTTAACTGGCTCTATATTGACCGAGTTGCAAATCTGCAACTCGCTTATTAAACGTTCAGTTTGCTCATTGCGGAGCCAGAATGCAGGCTTATGCTTATCCAGAGAACCGGCAGCCCTGTGCAGATCGTTCAGGCTGTAACGACCATAAGCATCACGACGAACTTCAATACCATCAATGACCATCAGATTATTCATACTTCGTTTCTCCTCTTAATCAGGCGGCTGCACCCGCCGGTTTCTCGTACTTACTGATAGTGATCTCGACCTTCCCTTCCGGGATAACCGGTCCCCACTCCACCAGCATTCTTTTCACCTGACTGTCGTCTTCCCACACACCCGCGTGGGTCAGGGCGTCAAACAGCGCCTTGTTATAGTTGTCCAGATCGCGGATCCGGTTATCCGGAGGAAACAACACGATCTCCACTGAAGCAGGTGCCGACGTTGGTTTCGGCAGACGACGTAACTGCTCAACTATTGCTGCACACGCCGCGCTCTGGAATTTGCGCCCCGCCGCGCTTATCAGGCTCTTACCTGCAAACGCCCCTTTGTTGGGGTGTCGCCAGTACGAGTTCACGCTGGGCGGGAAAGGCAGGATCAGCTTCATACTTTCAGGCCCCTCTCATGTAACCAGTGGGCTGCACGCAGCCTGCCGTTTTCCTCACCGGCAAGCAGTGCGCGGATAATCCCGACCGCCTCGCTGTCGTCGTCCTTCACCGCGGTATGAAGCGTTATCCCCCGGGCCACGCCACGCTTTATCGTGATGACGCCTTTTTTCTCCAGTGCGCGAAGATGCTCTACCGCTGCATTCACTGAACGGTATCCCAGCATGGTTGCCACCTCCTGATTGGTTGGCGGAAAGCCACGCTCTTTCTGATAAGAAATCAGCATATCCAGCACCTGCTGGCATTGAGTTAACGTCGTCATTAAGCCACCACGTAATTCCCTGACAGATACCACTCTTCACACGATGCAGCGCGCTTGCTGCTTTTCCGTAAGCACCGCTCACGACGCGCCAGAAAATTGTTTCGTTCTGGCTGGGAGTGGCTTTCACGGAATGCCGCCATCCACACGGTTGCAGCACGACGAAATAAGCCCCTGGACTCCAGTTCTTCCGCCTGGCGGGCCAGGCACAAAATCACCCGCGGGTCGTTAGTGCCGACATAGAAATTGCGTACAGGTCTGGTTTCACGAACTGGTTGCCGTTCCGCCTCCGGCGATATCTTTGTCTGGCGCGGGAAATGTCTGCGTGTATCCCCCTTCACAACGGTGAGCCACACGCCCACTCTGACGTAACTTGCTTGCTGACTGCAGAACGCGCTGCCGTGAGTAACCTGCAAAAGCATCAGCAATGTCTCCGGAAGTACACCCAGGATGGGCTTCAATGAATTTCTGAACTTCATTCAAAAGACTCATAATCACCCCCTGAATCCTGCTGGGATCTGGCTGTAGTCCACATTGTCGTAACTGGCTTTGAAGTACGGGTCTTCACGTTTTTCTGTGTGCGTGCTGACGGACGGCGATAAGCGCAGGAAAAGCTCATCCCATTTTTCCCGCAACTTCGACGGGCTGAGCACGTTACGGCACCAGAACGGATCGCGGCTGACGCGGCTGTACATCTCGCAGATTTGTTTGTGAGTACGACCATCCTGCACACACATCAGGCGAATTTCGTTTGCCCAGGCTGTCCAGTTCGGTTCTTTGGGACGAATCACCTCGCCGTCACATTCGGCGGCCTGCTCGTACAGGGCGATGATTTTTTTCCAGAGCCACTGTGCGCAGGTCAAATCATCCTGCGTTCCCCACTGACGCTTTTTAGGGCTGAATACAACCGCATCAGGATGGCGAGTTAAAAAATCCTGTTCATCCGTCTGCGTGTCCGGTTGCGAAGCGTCCGGACGAGAAGTTTTTTTATCTGACGGATCATGTTTTGATTTTACTGACGGATCCCCGCCAGATTCTGACGGGTGAAAACCCGCTTTTTTGCCAGATTTCGACGCATCAAATTTTGACGGGTCAGATTTTGATGCGTCAGATTTTGACGGGTCAGAATCTGACAGTTGAGAAAATGCCGCTGCCTGAAGCTTCGCAACGTTAAGCTGATAAACATTCGACGCATTGCGGTTACCCTGGCGACGCGCCTTACGCGTTAACCAGCCTTCTGCTTCCAGCCGTGCGATAGCCGTTCTGACGGTACTCATCCCCGCGCCAATCTGGCGGGCAATGGTTTCAATTGATGGCCAGCACACACCTTCGTCATTACTGAAATCAGCCAGGCGGGCCATAATTGCCACGCTGGATAATTTCATGCCTGACGCAGCGCAACCATCCCATACATAGCCGGTTAATTTAGTGCTCATGACCGACCTCTATTTCCCTGAATTTACGACGAAACTGTTCGAGCGGGCTGAAGCACTCATGCTCATAGCCTTCACGGAGGTAGATAACCCGTTGTGTTTCCGGCTCCCAACGAATGACTCTGACGGGCACTCCGTAGTGATCTTTGAACCAGCGGTTAACTTGTCGCAAAGGACTGTCTCCTTCTGCCGGTTGAAATCACCCACAGCCCACTCTGCAAAGCTGTGGGTTACAATTTCCCTGTCACCTGGTACATTCACTGCATAGCAATATTCCACCTTCGCTTTTCCACCCGGTACAGGAAGCGCAATCAGTTGCGAGCGACGGTAGTGTGTTGTTAAACTGTTCATGCGTTAGTTTCTCCACAACCAGAAGCAATCGACGCCACGACGCCCGGAGCTGCACACTCGCGGGCGTCATTACTTTCTGAAATGCAAAAAATTTTGTAGACAAGTGCTGCATGCTCCTGCAGCTTCGAAATTGAGAGATACAGCTCGTCGTTAATTGCTGTCTTCTCATGCGGTTCCACTACACCATCTTCGATTGCTGAACGAATCTGTTTTGAATAACTGCCGATCTGTTCAATGACTTCCAGCAGACGCTGGTTAATATCGGCGTTGTCCACATCCTCGACGTCAGGAAGAGACACAAAGACGCCATTTGCAGACTGCGCCACAGCATCAGCAATGAAGTGAGTGCCACCAGCACGCTGTAAAACCATTGCCCATCCCAGCGGGAAAATCTGATCGCCATCTGCACGAAGGCGGTTGAATAAAGCGTTTTCTGTTACATCGAGCCAGTCAGCCGCTTCAGCGTAACCACCCGGCAACGCCGCGATAGTTTTTCTGACAGCTTTCACGTACCACTCAGGCTGTTTTTCTATTTTCCAGTGATGCTTACCCACGATTAGCCTCATCGTTCTGTGGTTAAAAATTGAAAGTGTTCTGCTAATCTTTCGGATAGATATCCGGTCTTAAGTCAGATTTCGTAATTGCACCTGACGTGCATTGCTCAAGTTTTTTAGCCAGCACAAAACTGGCTTTTTTATAGCCATTGAAAACCAGCCGTAAGTAGCCAGGTGTTGAGCCAACTTTTCCGGCCAACTCGCCCTGCTGTTCTTTGGTTAAAGAGTCCCAATACGCTTTCATACAATATGTACCTCCGGTGTACATATTACATGATTGAAATGAACCTTCAAGATACTTGTACCTTAACGGTACAAGGGTTTTAATTTCGTTATGAAAACAATCCATGACATCCGGCGGTCTAACGCCAGAAAACTGAGAGATGGTGTTGGCGGGAATTCTTCCTTTGCCACTATGATTGATCGCGAGCCAACCCAGACCAGCAGGTTTATGGGAGATGGTGCTACTAAAAATATCGGTGACAGCATGGCACGACACATCGAAAAATGTTTCGACCTGCCTGTCGGATGGCTCGATCAAGAACACCAGACAACGAACATCACAAAAAAACCTGATGTTTCAATCACTAATAAACAAATCACATTAGTCCCTGTCATATCATGGGTACAGGCCGGAGCATGGAAAGAAGTTGGATATTCTGAGGTTGATTTGAGCACAGCAGAAACGTATCCCTGCCCTGTCCCCTGTGGGGAAATGACTTATATCTTGCGGGTGATAGGTGATTCAATGATTGATGAGTACCGCCCGGGAGACATGATTTTTGTCGATCCTGAAGTACCTGCCTGCCACGGTGACGACGTTATTGCATTGATGCACGATACAGGTGAAACCACCTTCAAAAGGTTGATAGAAGATGGGACACAGCGTTATCTCAAAGCGTTAAACCCAAACTGGCCTGAGCCTTACATTAAGATCAACGGTAATTGCTCTATAATTGGTACAGTGATTTTCTCAGGAAAACCAAGAAGATACAAAATCAAAGCCTAATCAATGTTTATGAACCTGCTTCGGCAGGTTTTTTTATACTTGGCAATGTACCTTTGAGATACATAATGTACCCAAGAGAAACAACAAACAGGCAGGACGTCCACGAAGTAACCCCCTGGAGCATATGAAGTCCAGGCTGATTCGTTAGCAACAAAAAAGCGCCCTACCGGACGCTTCGCTCTTTAAAAATCAGTAACCCTCACTTTGGGCCTGGATCTGGTGGCCTGGGATGAGGTGGAATATGAAAAGGCTCTATTGGTCGACTCATTATCCAATCCTATTATGTCTCATTTCTTCGGTTTCGGTGGTTTCGGCTTCGGAGGTACATGTCCGTGAACTGGATTATGCTTGTTGGTCATCATTAATATCCGTTAGTTCATTCTCTAGAGGTAGATCTCCCGCACACCAAGCAATAAATTTTTCTTTGGTTGTTAGATCGTACTTAGTTGGAACACCAGCAAAAATGCAGGCCCGAATGAAAGCCGCTCGTTCAAGTGATTTCCATGGATTACTATCGGTATCTTGGATTTTTAAATACCTAGCTTGCAACTGATCTTCAGAAAGAGTATCAGACTCAATCAGCAGTCTTTTGTAATGCCTCGCTTGTTCTTTAGACATCCCAGCCTCCTGGCCGAACTGATAGACCAACTGAAGAACCGAAAGTACGGCAACAAACAAACCGAAAATAAATAAATTACTGTACGGGGCGAAAACTGAAAAACCGAGAACGATTAACATCAACGTTATTAATTTATCAATACGAGTTAACAACGTGTAATTCATCTTCTCCAATACATAAGAGTAGTGAATATAAAATTTATAATCGTCTCTGGTCATATTAGTCTCAGTTTTCCTTGGGTGGTTTTGGAGGAACTGGAGGCTTTTGTCTTAACGGCACATGCCTCTCCTCATACTTATCTACACATCGTTCCATATAAATCCTTATCGTTGTTGGGGAGTGTTACATAATAACCAAATCCTTGTTGTTGGGGAATAACTAGGTCCACCTCGCCTGATGTGGCTAAAAGCAGGCACATAACAGCTAAGTATTTTCAACCAGAGAGAATCCTTAGCGTTGTGGTGAATGCGGCTCAGCGCACGCGGGTAAAGGTTGAGGCTGACAGTCGACCTTCTGTGGATACCCACCCGCCTGGTGTGCAACCTTCGCCAGGCACCGGGAGGCACCCGGCACCACAACTTTATGCTGTGTGTAGTCTTGGCGGTACCAGCTTGTACCCTTGCTTCCGGCTGGTACCGTCCTTTTTACAAAACAGAGAAGAGCATCACCGGACGACGGGCTCATAACCCAATCCATCCGGGCGGCTGCCACCGCAGGTGTTCTTCTCTGTTTTGTGGAGAAACTAACCGCCCCTACGGGGGCATTTATGGAAATGTAATTGACTCAATAATCGCCGGACGGTGAGGGCTTCCTTTTACCAGAATTCAGCGTGGTGCAGCACATATACGTGGAGAACAAAATGTCATTTATTAAAACTTTTTCTGGGAAGCATTTTTATTATGACAAGATAAATAAAGACGACATCGTTATTAACGATATCGCGGTTTCCCTTTCAAATATCTGCCGCTTTGCAGGACACCTTTCACACTTCTATAGCGTCGCCCAACATGCGGTGCTTTGCAGCATGCTGGTACCGCAGGAATTTGCTTTTGAAGCATTAATGCATGATGCAACAGAAGCGTATTGCCAGGACATCCCCGCACCACTGAAACGCCTTCTTCCTGACTATAAACGGATGGAAGAAAAAATAGACGCCGTAATCCGTGAGAAATACGGGTTACCTCAGGCTATGAGCACGCCCGTGAAATATGCCGATCTCATCATGCTGGCAACCGAACGCCGCGATCTCGGGCTTGATGATGGCTCTTTCTGGCCAGTATTGGAAGGTATCCCGGCAACAGAGATGTTCGAAGTTATTCCTCTGGCTCCTGGCCATGCCTACGGGCTGTTTATGGAGCGTTTTAAAGAGCTGCATAAGATACGTAAGCAATCCTGACAGCGAAATTAACTAGTGAAATAGTTTTGTAGCAAAAGAAATGAGGTTATCAAAAATGCTTCAAATGCTGACACTTGAGGAATGGGCTGCGGAAAAATTTAGGAGTAATCCTCCAAGTGTGTCCACATTACGTCGTTATGCTAAGCAGAATTTATTTTGTCCACCGGCAATGAAACAAGGTCGACTATGGCGAGTGCGTGAGGATGCAGAGTTAGTTGGGGAGTTAGTTACTCCAGTAATAAAGAAAAGTGATTCTATTATTCTACAAAGGATTTTAGGTAATGGCAGCCAGACCACGTAAAAATAATGTTTCAGTCCCGAACTTGTATCCGCTTTATAGCAGAAAAGTAAATAAAGTCTATTGGCGATATAAACATCCAGTGACCGGGAAGTTTCATTCTTTAGGCACAAACGAAGCTGAAGCCATTGCTATTGCCACTGAGGCAAATTCACGCCTGGCTGAGCAAAGAACCCGGCAGATTCTGGCTATCAGTGACAGGATCGCAACCAGCAAAGGAAAAGCAATCACAACGTCAACCTGGTTAGATCGCTATCAAGCAATCCAGGATGACAGACTGGAAAGTGGCGATATAAAGCTCAACACCTATAAACAGAAAGCCAAACCAGTATCCTTGCTCAGGGAACGAGCAGGAATGAAATTAATTTCATCAGTTGATGCAAGGGATATAGCACAATTGCTTGACGAGTATATCACTGCCGGGCAACCGAGGATGGCGCAAGTAGTCCGCTCCGTTCTAATTGATGTATTCAAGGAGGCACAACACTATGGGGAAGTCCCTCCGGGCTATAATCCTGCACTGGCAACCAAACAACCCAGAAGAAAAATTACCCGACAACGGTTAAATCTTGAAGAGTGGCAAAAAATCTTTGATATTGCAGATGCCAGTCATCGTTATATGGGGAATGCCATGCTGTTAGCACTGGTTACCGGCCAACGGTTAGGTGATATCTCACGTATGAAATTTAGCGATATTTGGGATGATCATCTTCACGTCATCCAGGAAAAAACCGGGAGCAAAATCGCCATCCCGCTTTCTCTGCGCCTCAATGCGATTAACTGGAGTTTGCGCGATGTAGTAGCCCGTTGCCGTGACTATGCTGTCAGCCCATACCTTGTACATTTTTTTCGTACTACTTCACAGGCTGAACGCGGCGCACAGGTTAAAGCCAATACCTTGACTATGAATTTCAGTAAAGCAAGAGATTTAGCAGGAATTGATTGGGGGAAAGGTTCACCTGCCACATTCCATGAACAACGGTCTTTATCTGAACGTCTGTACAAAGAACAGGGGATCGATACTAGAAAGCTACTGGGCCATAAAACCCAGCAGCAAACAGATCGCTACCATGATGACCGAGGGAAAGATTGGAGTAAAATAGCTATAATTTGACTCTTGTAGGATCCATATCATCAGGAATAGAAATGCTATCACAAAAAAAGATTACTTCTGGCCCTTGGTACCTAGATTGAGCACTATAGCTGATACCGTACTCAATTTTTCTAAGACCAGTGTACATGTTGTTTATTTCAACAGTATTATCGTAAGATACAATCCATGGATGCTTTGAATTAGATTTTATAATATTAGCAATTTCGACATGATCATCATGACTATAATGGTTTTGATACAAGCCCTTTCCTTTAACATAATATGGAGGGTCAAGATAAAGCAATGTTTTTAATGGGAATCCAGTTACAGTATTTTGCAAGAATGATTTAGCATCTTGGTTATAGATACAAATATCAGATTTACGGTCTGCTATTACCTTAATACGGTTTACTAAATCAACCTTATTAAATCGAGCATCTATTTTCCATTTTCCATTTTGTTCCTTACCACCAATTACACCACCTAACAAAATTCCTGACCGATTTGTTCGATTAAGGAAAAACGTAGCGAATCCAACTTCCAATGAGGAATAATCACATTGATTACTAATGATATTTTTATTCTTATACCATTCATCCATATTCACAGGGGTTTTTTCAATTAATTGGCAAAACTGATCAGTTTCTTCTAGAATTGACCGCCAAAAACAAAAAATGGCGTTATTAAGATCGTTTAAATGTATACGTGATGCTTTCCCAGACAAAAGTAAATTAATGGCTACTCCAGCACCACCAGCATACGGCTCAACATATTCGCAACCATCTAAACCATTGATCATAATGATCTTTGATAGATAGTTAGTTAATTTACCTTTACCACCAGGATACCGTAATGGGGTGCTGAATCTCATATCTTATACTCAACGATCAAAAACTACTGTATATAATACCACATTATCTGGTTTCAGGATACCATAGAATCACTTAGTCACAACGCTCTTAACTCTTTCAGGATTAAGGCCAAATTCTTCCCCTATAACAAAGCGCAATGCTTCGATAAGAGTATCGTTAAACTTGTCTACCAATATTTTATTATCCTCAGCCCACTTTCTATATGGATTGTATTTTACACCGCCACATTTTATCAGTTCTTGTAATGTTTTCTCCTGTATAAATTTTTTGAATAACTCTCTTATCCTTGAACCATCAAGTTTATCTTTATTAACTTCTTTTATTTTTTCTTTTAATTTAATTTTTTGCTCACTAATATTAAGAGCAGTAATTATGGGGTTGGACTTTTCGAAAAAATAGTCTTTAGTATAATGTAGTGGGTTGTTCTTCCAGAAATCATCACTGGCATCTAGGTTAAATAGATATTCGAAAATTATTTGATCCGGTGGTAATATTCCCGGTAATTTAACCACATTCGCATGCTTGACATTCTCCACGTCAGCATCTAAAACAATTATTGCAGACTTATAAAAACCAGGAACTTTTTTGTTTAAAAGTTGAATATAGTTTTTGCATCCAAGAGTTATGTCCTTATTTAAATTAAGTAATCTTCTTATATCTCTGCGTGTTACAACAGAACAAAATAAATCATAATTTTCCTTATCCTCAAAGAAAACATTAGTCTTCCGAATAGACTCCTGCTTATTCAACTGTAATGTTTCATTGCAAAGATCTAGCCTAATATCTCCCCATGAATAATCATTCTTTACTTCTAACTTACCGTAAGTATTTGTTAGATATATCACCTTATAGTTTTTGCTGTCTCTTTTCGTATATTCATATACTGAATTTATAATCTCTGGTGAATGAGTGGTAAATACCACCTGTAAATCTAACTTCTTAGTGATAGATGATAATTTCTCAATTAAACGTCTCTGTGCTGCAGGAAACAATCCAGCATCAATTTCATCTATCAATAGAATCCCACCATGATAATCTGGATATTCAGCCTGAAGTTTTTTAAATGAAAAAATAGCTTGTAGTATTTGTCCTAAATTATCCTCGCCAACAGAAACAGATTGATGATCGTATTTTTCACCACTAACAACCATCGAGTCTATAGTACCATTTGTTTTTGTTAGATTATTGGCATTTCGTACACCTAAAATATATGAACTTAATTGAACAAAGTCTTGTCTATTTAAATTCATAAATTCATCAATATCAGACACAGTGTATTTTTGACGATCTGGCACGGGTGTAAGGCGCTTCATACTCAAGTAAATTAGCGGATGTGTAACCTTTCTGCTATCACTAGCCCCATTAGTAGTAGTATTATTACGAACCGTTGCTCGAGGGTATGAATGTTCACTCCTTAAATATAGACCGAGTTTTAATTGTTCCAACTCCTTCTGTTCAGCTCCATCATATATAATGACATCAACATCCATAGAACTTGGCGTATCAAACTTTTCTGAGAGCCGGAAATGCTCTCTAAACTGAGATGAGAAAGGTTTTCCAGCAAGAGTCTTATATTTTCTCAGATCTACCTTTGGCTCTTGAGTATAATCGGTCTCAAAATTAAACATTTGGGCAGCAATGCCCAACACCGTCGATTTTGACGTACCATTTTTGCCACAAATTGCCGTTATACGTTCACCAAAATGGATCGTACAGTCATTCAAGCCTCGAAAGCTCTTTATTTTTATTTCTTTTAGCTTGGTTATTTTTTGGGACATATTTTCCTTCGTCCTCATTTTGATTAAAAAAACAGATAAACGGAAAAATGCTACCATGTAGAGAAAGTTTTGATAACTTATTTTGATAAAATTTTGATAACCGTTAGCAGACTAACAAAAAACAACGGGAGCGTTACACTCCCGTTAATAGATTTAACAAATCACGATATTACATATTCTTGATGATCGCATCACCAAACTCTGAACATTTCAGCAGTTTAGCGCCTTCCATCAGACGCTCGAAGTCATAGGTTACGGTCTTCGCATTGATTGCGCCTTCCATACCTTTAACAATCAGG